GCTACTAACTACGCTGAGCCCGGTGGTACTCAAATCCAGGTCGGTACTGGTACTGGTGCTGAAGCTGATGCTTATGATTCCGCTAAGCTTGTGGCTGCTTTCTATGATGCTGCTGCTGCTCTGGATGAGAAGGGTGTGTCGATGGATGGTCGTGTGGCTGTTCTTAACCCCCGTCAGTACTACTCCCTGATTCAGGCTGTGGGTACTAACGGTCTTGTGAACCGCGATGTTCAAGGTACTGCGCTGCAAGGCGGTCAAGGTATCATCGAAATCGCTGGTATCAAGATCTATAAGTCCATGAACCTGCCGTTCTTCGGTAGCTATGGTGTGAACTACGGTGGTGCTGTTACCAGCCCCGGTAACATCGGTGATTTCGTTGGTGAAGCTCTGTCTGCTGATGACAACTACGACAACGCCTCTACAGGTATCAACAACGACTACGGTACTGCTGCTGAAGTTGGTTCCACTTCTTGTGGTCTGATCTTCCAAAAAGAAGCTGCCGGTATGGTGGAAGCTATCGGTCCTCAGGTGCAAGTGACCAGCGGTGATGTCTCCGTGATTTATCAAGGTGATGTGATGCTGGGTCGTCTGGCCTGTGGTGCTGATTACCTCAACCCTGCTGCTGCTGTGGAGCTTTATGCTACCAACAGCGCACCTTCTACTTGGTGATCAAATTTAACTTTGTTCTTTACGGGGATCCTTCGGGGTCCCCTTTTTTTTATCTATATGGCTTTTCCTACCACTAACTCTTCACAAGAGCTTCCAGCTGTAAATCAAATCTTACAGTCATGTGGTCAAGCGCCTGTGACTACCCTAGATCAAACCAACCCGGACGTTGCGATTGCCTATGGGACTTTGCTAGAAGTCTCAAGGGAAGTACAGGCAGAGGGATGGTCCTTTAATAAGGAACTGAACTATGAGATGGTTCCTGACAATAATAATGAAATCCTCATTCCTAACAACATGCTTCAGATTGATTTATCTGATAACCCTAACAATATGGGGTATGATGTTGTGCGTCGTAATGGTAAACTTTACGATAAGATTAGCCATTCCTACACTTGGCCGAAGGGGAATGTTGAGTGTGATATTGTTTGGTTATTTGATTGGGTTGATCTACCTCGACCAATCCAAGATTTTATTACTGCTAGAGCAGCTAGTATTGTCTCCAGTCGGATTGTAGGCGATACTAACCAATACCAAATCCTACAACAAAAAGAAGCGTACACCAGAGCTATGGCTATGGAGTATGAATGCAATCAAGGTGATTATACGTACTTTGGTCACCCTGGTGAAACTAACAACTATCAATCTTATAAACCTTACAGGGCTCTTTATCGATAATGGCTGCAGTTACTCAACGGATCACAAGTTACCTCGGTGGGGTATCAAAACAATCAGATGACAAGAAGCTGCCAGGACAGGTCCGTGAGTGCTACAACGGATATCCTGACCCTACGTTTGGTCTTACTAAACGGCCTGGTTTTGAACACATTGTTAACATTGGTACTGGAACCACTTATGATGATGGTAAGTGGTTTTATATCAATAGGGATAATGATGAGGAATACATTGGTGTTATCAAGGGCACTTCTATTGATATTTGGAATGCTGTTACTGGTAATACTTGTACTGTAACTTACCCAGATGGTACTGGTTACCTTAGTGGTAACAGAGATAACTATAAGCTAATTACTATCCAAGATACCAGCATCATCATCAATGATAGTGTTACTGTTACAGTACAGGCAAATCCTACATCTTACACTAATGTCCAAGCAATTCTGGTGTTGGAGTCCTTAATTGCAGACTTTACTTATACGGTAACTCTACAGGGATTAGATGCTACGGCAACTCCCCAGTCAGCCACAACATACGAAGATATGTTGGATAATTCTGGTTCTGTTAACACGAATCACCACTTACGTGATGCGTTAGATGATCTGATTTCTACACAACAAGGTTTATCTAATCCTGATTTTGCTGGTACGTGGACTTTGACTGTCTATGGTAATAGTTTGTTGATTACTCGTATTAATGGTGGTGTTCCTGACTCTTTTACGATCTCCGCTAAAGGTGGTATTGATACACAAGGGTTGTATGTATTCCAAGATCAAGTAAATAACATTGGTAGACTTCCTAACCAATCAGATCATGATCGCGTTGTCAAGATTGTCAACACATCCTCTAGTGCTGATGATTACTATGTCAAGTTTGTAGCTGATGATGGAGTGTCGGGACGAGGATACTGGGAAGAGACTATTGCCCCAGGGGTGTCTCCTGGACTTGATGCTTCGACTATGCCACATGAGCTTGTCAACACTGCTACTGATACGTTTGTCTTTAGGCAGATCAGTTACGAAGATAGGTTAGTTGGTGATGACGAATCAAATGAACATCCTAGCTTTGTTGGTCAAAAGATCACTGCTGGGTTCTTCCATAATAACCGTCTTGGATTCTTGTCTAAGGATAATGTATCCATGAGTCAAGCTGGTGATTTCTATAACTTCTACCATGCTTCTGCTCAGACTGTTATTGATTCTGATCCTATTGATATTAGTTGCTCTTCTGTTCGACCAACTGCTCTCCATGCTGTGATCCCTACAGCTCAGGGTGTTGTGTTGTTCTCGGAGGATCAACAGTTCATTATGTTCTCTGATACTGGTGTATTGACCCCAGCATTGACAACCATCAGGACTATCTCTAACTATGAGATGGATAGCACTATTGAGCCTGTAGATGTTGGTACAACAATTAACTTTATCAGCAAGACTCCTGGTTACTCCCGTATATTTGGAATGGTTACTAGAGGTCAACAGGAGAACCCACAGGTGCTGGATATCAGCCGTGTGGTGAAGGAATGGATCAGTCCTGATATTGATTCCATTATTGCTAGCCCACAGAACTCCTTGATTGCAATAAGTGGGCAGGACCTCAATGAAGTATTCCTGTTTGCTTATTACAGTAATGGCAGGGAGAATGTGATGCAGTCTTGGTTCAGTTGGTTGATGCCAGGCACTGTTCAGTTCCTTGCTACTAACTCCGACAATATGTATGCTGTTACTAAACAAGCTGATCAGTTTGTCATTAGTAAAGCAATTCTCAGCCAAGCACCTGAGCAAGGCATTATCGTTAACAACCAAGGTGAGAAGGTTAACCCCTGTGTTGATCTTTATGCTACGGCATCCAGTGTGACGTATGACAGTGCTACGAAGACTACTAAGTGTTACCTACCTTATAATGATGTCAGTGGGTTAACTCCTATCATTGTGATTAAAGGTGATACATCTGGTGGGTCTTTTGTTGAGTCTGGTTTCAATGTTACACCTGAAAGAGGTACAGATGGTACTGGTGATTACTTCAGTATTACTGGTAAAGATCTGACAAGTGTTGCGTCAGATGTTGTGGTTGGTTTTAGGTATGACTTCGATATCGAACTACCTCGCATCTACTTCCGTCCTGGTCAAGTTGATACAGACTTTACTGCTAACCTTACCGTTGCACGTATGAAGTTTGCTGTCGGTTTGTCTGGCATGATGAGCTTCAAGCTACTTGCTAAAGGCCGAACTGAGTGGTATGACATCCAACCAGTCATCGAAGCAAACTATTACCTTGCTAATGATGTACCGTTGGATAACGAGAATGTATTTACCTTACCCATCCATCAACGTACAGAAAACTTTAGAGTGAGAATGTTTAACAATTCACCGTTCCCTGTTGCTGTTAATGCAATGATGTGGGAAGGACAATATACACCACGATTCTATAGGAGGGTCTGAGAATGGCAGCATGGATATTACCTGCAATTGGTGCCGCACAAGGTATTGCTTCCGGTATTTTGGGTTCTGCTGCAGCTTCTGAGTCTAATAAATCTTCACGTAAGGCAGCTAAGGCTCAGAACAAATACAACAAAAGTGTTTGGCGGTATCAAAACCGTGAGCAGAAAAGGCAATACGATTTCCAAGTAGAGTCGCAAGAGATTGCTAAGCGTAACTACGAAGCTGATCTTCAGTACCGAGAAGCTACCCAGGCTCAAGAGTGGCAATACCTCATGGGTATTCGTAACTATGAGTTTAATCAAGCTAATCGTGCTTATAACCAGTCCGTCTCTCAAGCTACTCAACAGGTCAGCTTCAATGAGATGGCCCAGCAGATGGCTAACATGCAGCAAGATCGCTACATGCAGGAACAGATGCTGGGGTTTGCTTTTGATGAGCAGCAGACCATGTTGGATTATGGTATTGCTAC